GTAACTCTACGTTTTACTTTTGCTTCTGGTGTCATTTTTTCTAGCCGCCTTTTTTAATCTTTCTACTAACTCAGACTTGTCTGGTTTATTAATAAATCTGTCGAGCATGGCAGTTTTTCTATGACTTTTAATAGCCTTTTTACTGTGCCGTGATCGCATACTTTTTATTTCCTCAGTCATTGTAATCTCCACACTCGAAAACCTTCGCCTTCTTTTCTAGACCGTGACATTTTATTATGGGCGACCTTAGTTCCACCTATTTTTGGTGTCCAATAACGCCTATGTATGGCATCTTGTAATCCTTGAGCCTCGGCCCGTGAAGCAACCAGTACGCTATCTCCCACAGACATCTTCTCAACTATATCAGCCCATCTTCCTTTTATTTTACTCATGGGTATCTCACTAGTTACTTCATATAAAATTCTATTCTGTTTCCTCAGTATTTCGTAGATGGCGTTTGAATAGGGAATAGCCATCGATCTTACCTCACCATTTTTATCAATATACCTTACACCCATCTTACCCTCACACAGCTTTCATTACTTCTAGATGTTTCTGTTCATACCCATAGTCTGCTATAAACTCACGCATCTTTGCCCTAGCTTCTTTTAGTGTATGGAAATACAAAACTGTGTTGCCCTCTTTACCCAAAGGCACGTTACTCATAATAAGTGCATACTTCATACCTGTTGCTCTCCTTTTATCTTTGTCGGGGAATTGACGAAACGCGTACTGCTTATCCCTGTTCAAACGCTTCTGTAAAATTACGAACGGTCTTCGCTTCTGCCATTCTTCTACACCTTTGGCATGAGCGGCAGATATGACGTTGACTAACTTCTTCTCATAGTTACGTTTCTTGCCAATGTTTATCTCTACATCTGCGATAGGCGCGTTCGCCGGTATTGTGAAAGCATTGTCACACACAGACACATCTAGACCAGACTTCAGAGAGGCAACAATATTGCTTATCTCTTCTTCACCAATACTATCAAAGTTCTTGTCTACTATTGCTGACGAAGTAAACTCGTCCACTTTATCCAGATCTATATCATCCCAGTTTTCTAAATCTTTATCTAATACGTAAAAGACTTGTTGGAATTTTTTACCTGCATTCGGGGGTTTCCTATGCCGCCTATTAGTACGGATCTTACGTAACCCTTGTTCTTCTTCTTCAAGCTGTTTACGTAAGCTATTCATTGTGCGGTCTCCTCGATAATGAACAAACCAATTCGACTCTCCGCACTGACAGTGTTTTCGGGAAAAACAACCTTTGCAAAAAACCCGCCCACCGCTGTCTGGGGCTATCAAAAAAACTGGCATCGGTTATTATCAATAATAACACAGGGTAATTAATTGTATATCCAAAATGTATGTTCATTAATACGCTTCCCAACACCAACTATAGAACCTGTCGATCTTTTATCCCAATCACAGAATGAGAGTGCCGACAGTTTTCTTCTTGCCCAATCAGGCAAATCAGTTTCTGACATATATACCCCCGAAATGTCAATTTCAAGAGTAAATATATCTAAACTTGTAATTTCGAACGTAGAGTTGTCTGGGTTTATCTTTACGCGATATGTTTCATTCATGCGTAAAATATAGGTTGACTGTTAATGAATTACAACCTATAAATAAATTGCTATACTTATGATCGAGGGGTGCAGTTAGCGTGATGTCTACCGCACCCCTTATTCTTTTACTTATCTTCGTCTAATTCAAACTCAGTGTTGAACTGTTCAGATACTCTAGCATCAGGTGTAAACCTAGCGTTGGCAAAAAAGTTATTAACAACGCCATCAAACTCAGACACCTTCTGAGATAATCTCCACTCGACTTGCTTGCTTACATCTTCAAAGAGTTCATCCCTCATTTGATTCATGCTAACAGGTCTAAGGTTGATCTGCTGTTTTAACCCTGCATTAATATTTTCTTGCTCTTTAACAAAGTTACGTAGATCATTCTGTATCCGCAGAATATTCAAAGACATCTGTGTCACAACTTTTTGCAACTCTCTTAGGTTATCTTCACTCATGTTTTCCTCCAAACTCTTATGTTGCCACAAGCTTGTTTTGCAGTGACCACTTTACCTTTGTTTACTCGTTTCATGGCTAACCCTAGAGAGACAGATTGAGCAGAGTTATCAAGAAGAACACTATCTCCAACCTCCATCTTACTCGCAAGTTTTACCCATTTTCCTCTACTCTTTGGTAACGGTATGTTTTTCTCGATCTTCATACTACACACTTCCTTTCAGCGATAAAACACCATCAACTTCTGGCACAACATAGTAACAGTTGCTTGCGGCCTTGAAGCCAACGCCATCAATGTACTGTCCATTCTCCAAGAACGACAAAGATGAGATCTTACGTTTCTCACTTTCGTCCAGATCATCAGCATTGATCCAATGGATATGTTTGTGATCTGCCTGATACGCCTTGTGATCGAACCAATAGTCATCTGCATTGATTGGAAACCTAGCCGCCTGTTGCTCACCAAAGTACTCACGTATGTAGACAAACTTGTGCATCTTTGGACGCTTCTTAGTCTCGTTCAACTCCGACAAAGCGGTATGTATCTCCTCAATCATGACACGTACGTTGGGGTACAGAAACTCGTACCCACTGGTTAGCAAGTGACCCAACTCCTTGAACGTGTTACCTCGTTCTCGAATGTCATTAGTCATCGCATTTAGTTTGCCGTTGTATTCGTTGTCAGCTTGGTAACCTACGTCACGCCAATCTCTCTTGAACGCATCGAAACTTATAGCGATATGCTCCACAGGTGACCACGGGCGCAAATGCTTTTGAGCATTACGTACAGCCTTGTCCATGTGTAATGCAGATGCCACATGATAGTTAGATTGACCCGAACTATACTTTTTGTTCTCAATGCTTTTAGACACTACGTTGTACCTGTTTCCAGTTGTACCCGAGTGTGTCATGTCACTGAACCCAACGTAGCCTAGCGTATAGTTGTCACCTTCACGATAGACCCATGCGCTATGCCTGTCACGAAATGCTGTCTTACATTTCAGGGCTTTCTCCACCACTCCACGAAAGTTTATCGTTTCTGTGCTTTGAAATCCCGCATCAACGTCAGTAAATTTACCCACGTACTCACCCTCATACTGCAAGTCCAAGTCGCATATCGGTGCGTATATTGCTTTAATTATCCCCATTTATTTAATCTCCCAAATGTTTTCTAACGTCCAATCATGTCCGTTATCTGTTTTTTCCCAATCAGCCTCTGCTAATCTCTCACCACGTGCTATTGACCACGCTTCCTCTTGGTTATCGGCTTCGATAACAGCGGCATACCCCACGTCCTTCGTGGCAGTTACTTTATATTTTGGCATTGTTCATTCCTTACCAAGGTCTAAGTTTAGGCCGTACGATATGTGATGCGACCTCGCTTACATCACAATGACCTTCAGTTGCATTAATTTGATCGTAGAGCGCACCACTATCTAGTAGTACGCTCCAACAGGCGTCCTCGCTAGGAAACCAAACACTAAACTGCATTTGGTGTTCCATCACTGAGTAGCCTATAGTCATTAGAGTCCAGAACTCCATTACCGTAGATCTCCACTCTTTACATGGACGTGTTTGCCTACGGGCGGTACGCAAGACGGATTGTTCACGATGACCCACAATACTGGATGATCCCAATCACCGAACCCATTCCACATTTCACCATCGGTAACAACGATAGACGCAGTTGGATTGACATGGTGTTCACGTAGGAACGGTGGCACACAGCGAACATCAGTACCGCCACCGCCACAAGGTTTTGTAGTATCCTCTACCTTGTCCAGTTCGTCCCTCTCATAGCGTTCGTGTCCAGACACCTTTGTATCCCAATAGATAACGTGCAGTTCCTCCGGTGTAACGTCCATTGCGGCTTTGGCTGTTGCTCCAACCACAACCTTCAGTTCGTTCTTACCAATAGAACCAGACATGTCGTTGGCACACACTAAGCTTTCTACTGTCTCACTGACCGTAGAGGGCATGATCATATCGTACTGCAAGTACCTACGATTAGGTTTGTTGTACGTACCGAAGTCTTTGCCCGAACAGTAAGTCGTAACGAACTCACGTATCTGCTCACGGAAATCAATCGGTGGCTTGAGCAATTCCTCAAGATGTCTTGCACCACCAGTTCCCGCTTTACCCGCAACGATGTTGCCTTGACGTATAGCTTCATCGATCTCTTTGGCATTGTCCTTGGCTTTCTCCACAGACATCTCTTTGGCTTTCTCAAAGTCATGCTTGTCTCGAAACCCTTGTGGTACACCTTGACCATTACCCTTGTTATTATTGGTAATAACATCGGACGGTTTTCCAGTCTTAGGATTAGTAGGCGTACGTGGCGGTTTACCTTTCTGTTTGTCCTCGTACAGATCCCAGAATATCTTGGCGGTATCCCATTTACTATCGTACTTCGGATCATACAGTGCGCCATCGATCCAGTCGATTAGATCACCATACTTAGACTTGTCGCTGTACTCATGCCAGATCAGATAGTTGATGTAGTAGTCCATAGCCATGTTTGCCAACTCAGGGTCTATTTCCCAGAGGTGCGCCCACGTGGTAAGATGCTTGAACATCTTGTGATAGTTCTCATGTATGAGGACAAGACGTAGTTGTGCATCGCCCAATGGATCACAGTAGCCACGACCATACCATTCGTTACGACCATCAGTGCAAGCGGTCATCATAGGATCAGCGTCATCAATCTTACGATCACCGATAATAAGTATACCTGCTAGTATAGCCGCGTCCTTCATCAGACGCATTGTGTTCTTAGCTAGACGTTGCTCTAGCGTAAGATTAGTACTTTCTAATACAAACATAGATTATTCTCCTTACTTTTGTACTCGTATATATTCACGAGTTATTGTGTGTTTAAAATACAAAGCTTCTTTGTCTTCGTGCATGAACATGTATAGGTCTTTCATAACTTCGAAAGCCTCTTCAAACTTCTGTCTCATAGTACCTCCTTTAGAATATTTGGAAGTGGACACCAAGTATCCACCCCATCACCATTAAGACTGCAAGCAGTCCAATTAATAGATCTTCACGTGTCATCATACACCTGCCGATTTCTTATCAGTTGCGCGTAGATAGTTGTTTGCCATTGTGAAGTCAGTGAACTTCTTGTTCGTGACCACCGCCTGTTGACGCTTCTTGTCAAACTTGTCTGCGTACACACCATTAACGAACATCCCATGCGCGTCACCAGATAGACGATCCATGTAAGTCATCCACGCATCCATCCATGAACGATCAATGTTCGATAGAGTACGATACATCAACAAACATATGGCGGCCGCACTGGTAGGAACTTTGGCAGTCTTTGGATTGTTCTTGATCTCATCCAACGAGACAAGTTGATCCGATAGAGAGAACTGAGCCTTCAAGTCCGTAGCCGCACGTTCACCAATACAACCGATCAAGTTCGCTACCGTAACGTCAGGCCCGAGTTGATCACGTACCTTCAGAATGTGAGACGCGTTCTCAAGTGATCGTGGTGTGACAAACGCCCGTCTTTGTACCTTCGGGTGATAGATGTACTCGTTGTCATCAGGGTTCTCGTAATCAGTGAACGAGTGAAAGAGTTCGGGGTGTTCCTTCGCAAACAAAATGATCTGTGGATCAATGTCATTATTGATAGCCCACTCCATCCACTGTATGTTCTCCCACTTCTTGACGGTAATAATACAGAAACGGTTCCGTGCATGAGGCGGTAGTAGATCGCCAACGCCTTCTGCTCCGAGGTTAGTTGTACCGTACACGATACTCTCTGGGTGTAGATCACGACCACCCATTTTGCGTTCGTACATCAGACAAAGTAATGCGTTCTGCACAGACTTGTTTGCCTTACCAAACTCATCGACCATGATGATCACTGGACCGTCAATGTGTAAGCCAAGTTCTTCGTTAGTCACGAACCGAACGAATTGACCGTCTGCGTCCAACTCCATGAACTTCGGTAGCATGAGATCGCCCACGTCTTTGGTGGTACAGTCGCAATAGAATACACGATGCTTCGGGTGTTTCTCTGCAAGCATAAAGCGCGTTGCAGATTTACCGTTGCCAATGTCACCCTCAAGGATGAAGGTTAGCTTGTGACCCAACAACGATATAGAGTTAACGCAGTTGTCGAGATCTTGTGCATACATAGATGATGCGGTGTTATTAAAGTTTACCATTAGATGGTTCTCCTGTGTTTTACGGTTTGTTATTATTGATAATAACCCCGACTATATGTCGAGGTTGGGGATTGAAGCGAGGACATCATCGACCACGCTTTTAGTTTCGTCACGCTCATAACCTTCTGCGCGTAACCCTTCATTGGTCTTATCTCTGAAGATATGTTCCAATTTGTTTGCAGCATTGACCATCTTGGCATCATTGGTGATGTTCAACGTGCGTAGCTGTGTTACCAGTTCTTGAGCCGCAGGAACAAGTGTGTCCTTGAACGTCTGTAGCTTACCGTCCTCCTTGTAGCCCAATGCTCTAGATACACGTAGCAATGTATCATGCATACGTTTCCACATATCGCTGTTACTCTTCAACGCGTTTTCTTGTACCGCGCTGTGCATATCAGCCTTCATCTGTTCGAGAGCCTGTCTAGGTAGATCGCAACGTATATCTGTGGGATCAGGTGTACCCCATGTCTTGATACGAAAACGAAACTGAGAACGAAAGGTATCCCAATCATGATACAAAGAGGGATCATACATGTCACCCAGACCTGTCTCTATCTGAAGCAAAGCGTCAGCGTACGTGGGTTCCATTTCGTCATCAAGGATACTGTTCATCTGATCCTGATAACCTGTCATGGTTTCAATGTAATCTGGATAGCCCAATGTAGTTACAATACGTAAGCCACTGTCAGACCAAGTGAGTGTCATTCGTTCATGCTCACGTCTCACAAAGCGGATAAACTTACTGAGTTTTTCGTACTCAGCCCAACCTTCGTATAGCTTCTTGTATACAGTCACTGGCTTGATTAGCTTTCCATGTTTGTCATACACAGTAACTTTGTTAAGTTCCGCGATCTTATCTGCGGCCTCTCGGTCTTCTTTCGTGATCCTAGCTTGGCTTATGTTTACCTCGACTAGGCATGTTGATGTTGCGAGGGATTGGTAGTCATCTACATTAATCCCAGACAAGTTTGTATCTACCATATTCATGATTGTTCTCCTTCACCTTGGTAGTTGTTTAGAAAGATGCGGTCAGCCTCCAAGCTAATCACATCAGCGATATGCCTCCAGTTATTATCAGTAATAACATCAGGCACAGGTTGCTCCCTGTTAGGAAGTTCGAGCGTGATCTCACGCATAAACTCTCGTATTACTTCTTCGTCAGTCATAGATATGTCCTCCTACGAAAGCGAGTGACTACTGGCTCTGGCTGTGGTGCTAGAGTATCAATAATTTCATTTAACTCACTCAATCGTTTTTTGGTCACAGGCTTTTCGCCACTCAATACATCAGCTAGAAAGTTAGCCATTGCTACTCTCACCATATCTTCAGCGGTCTGCGTCTGTGGGTCGTAATTAAGATCTTCTTTCATTGGTTTGTTCCCTGTTATTATCGATAATAACTATCGACATTTTTGGTTGAGGTGTAGCAAGTCAGACTTGCGAGATATCACAGTGTAGTTACCTTTATGTAATGGTACGACACAGTGAACGACTTGACGTGCGGCGTCTTCACCACATGGCTTGCATATAGGATAGCCTAAGAGATGTCTGCGTACGTCATAGTGTGCGCCGCAATCAATGCAAATTGCTTTCTTCATTTGTTTGTTCCTTGTTTTGTTAGATTTCTAGTTAGATGAAGAATATAGCATATAACATCCTAAATGTCAAATGATGTACAAACGTGTTCTGGTCAATCAATGTACGTCTATACGTCTAAATGTGTAATGTAACCATGTAACCTACATTGTAACCACTGAGGTTGGCATAAGTCATTGATAAGATTACAATGTTACTTTGTAACCGTTTTTTAGGGGATAGGTGGGGGGTAATTTCAGAGATCTAAATTGAGGCGTAATCGCCTGATCATGGACGAAAGAGGCTTCATGGTACTCTATATATTAAAAATAGGTAACAAAGTAACAATATTATAATAACATACACTTACAAGTTACGCGGTGGTTACATTGCTAGGGAAAACGGTTACATTAGCGGTTACATTATGCGTACTGCTAGAACGATAACTGGCCTCATACATGTTATTATCGATAATAACACAGGCCTGAAGAGCTGGGCCTTTACAACACTACACACAGACATGTCTGACTAAGATAGTAAACTGGTTATACCCGGTTATACGACTCGCGTACTGCTAGAACGATAACTGGCTTCCTGCGCGGGCGCGATCAAAGGCCATATACAAACATGTCTGAGGTCGTCAGAAAAAAAGGCACAAAAAAAGTGGGGAACCCGAAGGTTCCCCGAAGGTATTACTTTAGTGTTACATTGATACCGTAATCTTGAAACCCGATAATCTGGCGTTTCATTTCCGATCTATGCTTGGCGCTCTTTTGCCCTTTGAATTTATCATTCTCAAGAGCCTTGAGCATACGCTTTGCGGCCGCGTTAAATTCACTGGTTAATGTAGGCGTCTTTTTATCGCGTTCTTTATCGCAAATCAAATGTACCCGATTAGTGAATTGTGTTCCTAACCATTGCGCCCATTTTCTCTTTTCTTTGGTCTGCTCTAATTTGACCAGTTTACCTTTTTTCTTATCAGTAAACCAAATAGTAAATGTCGCCTTGTCTTTACTCTCGGCTAAACCGTGAGTAAATTCTAGGATCTCGGTATATTGTGGACTAGCCAACATACCGCAATAAGCACGTGCAAACATGTTCACGTCAAAGTGCGTATTGCTCATTGGGTTATTGCCCGGGCTATTCCAGATCTCATTTACCCAATTAGGAACACCGTCAAAAAACGTAGTGAACACATCATGTAGCGATTTCTTATTCTCTTTTAAATCGTCTCTTTTCTTATCCAACGATAGTTGATCCCGAATAATAGTTAACCCTTTATCAACTTGTGTTTTCGTTGGGATTGCTACGTCAAGTTTTGTAAATTGTGTCATTGTTCATTTCCTCATAATGACTAGTGAGCTGTTATTATCGATAATAACAAGCTTGGGGAAACAGCTCTTATCCCTTTGCCTAATACCATTATACCGGAAAACCCAAACGAACCAATAGCCACAGACATGTCTGGTTATGATTATATATGGCAAAAACTGGCATCCCACCTACCCCCCACCCCCCAGATACGCGACACGCGCACGACTAATGTATAATTTGATTTCACTCAAATATTTTTCAAAATTACCGAAAACACGCGACCCCCTTTATTTTGTCCCTTATATGTACTAATGTACGCCTATGAGTATTCATATCGAACCCGAAGGTGGTATACCGATACCCCCACCCATCAAGGGTAAGGACTTAGTAGAGCGCACGTCAGCCGCTTCTAAAACTATAGAGCTTCTATCGGAGCATGGGTTAGACGTGTCTGTATCCAGTGAAGACAAAGATGTCTCCGCAAAGTTGGCAATGGCTTACGCCGCTGATCCAGTTAAGACATCCAAGAAGGCCACCCCCACCCGTACCTCCACCCTCACCCCCGCCACACTACTACTTACAGATAAGATTCTAAAAGATTTTGGTCATTCTGTAGTTCAAAGCGCGGCTCAAGTACGATATTTAGTGACGAACAAGCTCGTAGAAGAGACAGAGAACGAAGATGCGAAGGTCAGACTCCGTGCTTTGGAGTTGTTGGGTAAGATCGCAGATGTAGGTTTGTTCGCAGAGCGCACTGAGGTGACAATCACACACCAGTCTACAGATGATTTAAAAGACAAACTAAGATCTAAACTAGCAAGACTTGTGGAACCTGTAGAGGATGCAGTGGTTGTAGACGTAGATGCCATAGACTTAGACAAAGAGTTTGGTCTGAAAGATGACGAGTAATCTAGCAGAAATTGCAACAGACGTAGACTTCTCTCCAGAAGAGATACAACATATGCTGGACAATTTGGACCAGTTCGCACCCGAAGAACTTAAAGAGATAGATCGGATAGTCGAGGAGTTGTCTGCGCGGAAGTCGAACACGGCCTCTAAGGACGATCTAATAGAGTTTTGTAAACGTATGCAGCCAGATTATAAGGTTGGTAGACACCACCGCATACTGGCGGATCAGCTTATGGCACTGGAGGATGGGTCAAAAGACAGGGTATGTGTTAACATCCCACCCCGCCACGGTAAGTCGCAGCTTGTGAGTATCTTCTATCCCGCATGGTTCTTGGGGCGTAACCCAAACAAGAAGGTTATGATGGTCTCTCACACAACAGATCTCGCTGTAGACTTTGGACGTAAGGTTCGTAACTTGATAGCGACAGACGGGTATAGGGAAATCTTTCCAGATGTCTCCTTGGCAGTAGACAGCAAATCGGCTGGGAGGTGGAACACAAATTTCGGAGGTGAATATTTTGCGTGTGGTATCGGATCTGCTCTTGCTGGTCGGGGTGCTGATCTTCTGCTTGTTGATGATCCTCACTCTGAGCAGGATGTTATTAACGGAAACTTCGCAGTGTTTGACAAAGCCTACGAATGGTTCACATTTGGAGCGCGTACTCGACTAATGCCGGGAGGCAGAGTGGCGATTGTACAGACACGTTGGCACATGGATGACCTCACAGGGCGTGTAACCAACGATATGGTGAAGAATGAGCTGTCTGATCAGTACGAAATAGTAGAATTTCCCGCACTTTTGGACTCTGAGGACGGTACAGTCAAACCTTTATGGCCTGAGTTCTTCGATTTGGCAGCTTTGGAGCGTACAAAAGCGTCAATGCCCGCGTTTCAGTGGAACTCGCAGTACCAACAGCAGCCTACAGCCGAAGAAGCGTCTATAATTAAGCGAGAATGGTGGGGGATTTGGCCTCACGATGAGCCACCGCAGGTAGAATACGTAATTATGTCGTTAGATGCGGCAGCAGAGAAGCATAATCGCGCAGATTATACCGCTTTGACCACTTGGGGCGTGTTTTTTAACGAAGAAGAGGGCGCACACCACCTGATTTTGCTCGATTCTATCAAAAAACGGCTAGAATTTCCCGAATTGAAGCAATTATCGATGGATGAGTACCACAAATGGGAGCCAGACGCGTTTATTGTGGAGAAAAAGTCCTCTGGAGTGGCAATTTACCAAGAAATGAGGCGTATGGGCATACCTGTACAAGAGTACACCCCCCACAGGGGTACTGGAGATAAGATGGCGAGGCTTAATTCTGTGGCTGATATCATTGCATCAGGTATGGCATGGGTTCCATCCACCCGTTGGGCAGAAGAATTAGTAGAAGAAGTGGCAGGGTTCCCGTTTATGTCGAATGATGACCTTGTGGACAGCACCGTTATGGCGTTATTGCGGTTTCGTCAGGGTGGGTTTATACGCCTACCAACAGATGAATGGGATGATGAGCCGCAATATCATTATAGACGTGAGTATTATTAGTAGTATAGTACGCGCATGGGGGTTTTTCCCATCCCCTACGTGGACGCTGTCCCTCCCACCCGCTGGGTGGCGTCCACACTTTACTGGACGAGTGGCAGTATGATCTGCTATAGTTTGTATAACTTTGCATTGTGAGGACATAAAATGGCAGTCGAGAAACAGATGACTCCCTTTGAAATAGAAGGCCAAGAAGACTCTGAAGCACTTGAGATTGAGATTGTTAATCCAGAGGCTGTTTCCATAGAGACAGAAGACGGTGGGATGGTCATAGACTTCGAAGGGGGTATTACCGACAGCCTAGTGGGGCCGGGGCATGACGCTAACCTCGCTGAGTTTATAGATGATGACGAGTTAAAGATTATGGCGTCTGACTTACTATCAGACTTTCAGGCAGACCGTGAGTCTCGTTCTGATTGGGCTAGAGCATACGTCAAGGGTCTTGACCTATTAGGGATGAAGATAGAGGACCGTCAACAGCCGTGGGCAGGGGCATCTGGTGTGTTTCACCCACTACTCACAGAAGCTGTGGTAAGGTTTCAGGCACAGGCTATGGGTGAGATATTCCCCGCCTCTGGTCCTGTACGTACGAAGATTATAGGCAAGCAAGACCCAGATAAGACTGATCAGGCAGACCGCGTACAAAACGAGATGAATTACTTGTTAACTGAAGAGATGTCTGAGTACAGGGATGAGACAGAGCAAATGTTGTTCAAGCTCCCTATCGCGGGTTCCGCGTTTAAAAAAGTGTATTATGATCCATTGATGGAGCGCCCATGCGCTATGTTTGTACCCTCAGAAGATTTTGTAGCATCTTATGGAGCGTCAGACCTCAAGACATGCCCAAGATATACGCATGTGATGAAAAAGACAGCGAATGAAGTATTACAGCTACAGGTAAATGGGTTCTATAAAGAGGGTGAGTTACCTGAACCTACCCCAGACTACTCCGACATACAGGAGAAGTACGATGAGTTAGATGGTGAAGAAGCGGTTATCGAGGATGATGATCGCCACACCATTCTGGAGATGCATGTTGACATGAATATGCCAGAAGAGTTTGAAGACCCTGATGGTATTGCACGTCCCTACGTGGTTACTGTAGACAAGTCCTCCTCCACAATATTAGCGATAAGAAGGAATTGGTACGAAGAAGATGAGAAGAAAAGAAAACGTATGCATTTCGTTCATTACCGATACCTACCGGGTCTCGGCTTCTACGGTACAGGGCTTATTCACCTCATGGGTGGATTGGCTAAGTCTGCAACTTCGATACTCCGTCAGCTTATTGACGCGGGTACGTTATCTAATCTACCTGCGGGTCTTAAAGCTCGCGGCCTCCGTATTAAGGGTGATGATACACCACTTATGCCGGGTGAATTTAGGGATGTGGACGTACCGGGTGGCGCTATACGCGATTCGATTACGTTTATCCCTTATAAAGAGCCATCGAGCGTACTCTACTCTCTACTCGGAAATATTGTAGACGAAGGACGTAGAATAGGTTCTGTAGCCGACATGCAGGTCGGAGACATGAATCCTAACGCCCCTGTAGGCACAACACTCGCTCTAATGGAAAGATCCATGAAAGTTCTTTCTGGTGTACAGGCGAGGTTACACGCGTCTCTCAAGAACGAGCTTAGAATACTAGCTAAGATTATACATGATTATATGCCCTCAGAGTATTCCTACGATATAGAAGGTGACTTTGATCGCAAAAGTGATTTTGACAAAAGGGTAGACGTTATACCTGTAAGTGACCCCAACGCTGCAACCATGTCCCAACGTGTGATGCAGTATCAGGCGGCGATCCAGCTTGCCCAGCAATCCCCCCAGATTTATGATATGGGCAAGCTGCATCGTCAAATGTTAGAAGTATTAGGGGTGCAGAACGCAGAGGAGATTGTCAAACTACCTGAAGATATTAAACCTACAGACCCTGTTACAGAAAACATGGCTATACTCAAACAAGAGCCTATCCAAGCATTTAAGTATCAAGACCACGAAGCACATATCGCTGTGCATATGGCAGCGGCTCAAGATCCTAAGATTATGCAGATTATAGGGCAGTCTCCGTTTGCATCAGCTATACAACAAGCTATGGCTGCACACATAACAGAACACGTAGCATTCCAATATAGACGTGAGATAGAAAAGAAACTTGGCGTAGATATGCCAGACGAAGATCAACCGTTGCCAGAAGACGTAGAGTTAGAGCTATCTAGGTTGGCTAAAGATGCTGCTGAGAAGGTACTGCAAAAGGACAAAGCGGAAGCACAGCAAGAGAAAATGATGCAGCAGCAGCAAGATCCAGTGGTACAGATGCAGCAGCGTGAGTTAGCTATAAAAGAGCAAGAGTCTCAGCACAACAGGCAGATGGATTTAGCCAAGCTAGAACTAGAAGCAGCTAAATTACAAACTTCACAGAAAGTAGAAGGCGCTAAGATTGGAACTAAGATAGCTACAGAGCTAGACAAAGAGCAGCGTAAAGATAAGCGCGAGGGAACAAAGATAGGATTAGATATAGCGAAGGAGCTAGATAAGGGTGGAAGTTAGTGTATTTGATGCTTTGGAAAGGCGTCTAAATGAACACAAAGCTGAGATAACAGAGTTTGTATCAGGTGGCGGTGTGAAAAGTATGGAAGATTACAACAGGCTCATAGGGAAACTTGAAGGTATAGATATCGCATTAAATAATGTAAAAGAGCTTGAGAAAAGATTTATTGAAGCATAAGGTGCTTCGTAATATTCGCGGATAGGCCGCGCAAGGTAACGGTGAACCTTCAAATCACTGCAACGGGTGTAAAATGATTGCGACAGTCAAAGTCGATAACACGAAGGTAAAGGATGACCTTCACGCAAAACTACCAGAACCTACGGGATATAGGCTTCTGATAGCACTTCCAGAGATTGATGAGAAGACAGAGGGTGGAGTATTTATGCCTGATGGCCTTCGCAAAGATGAGTCTACGGCGTCTATTATTGGTTTTGTTATAAAATCAGGATCAGATGCGTATTCTGACAAAGATCGCTTTCCTAACGGACCTTGGTGTAAGGAAGGAGATTTTGTAATCTTTCGTTCTTATTCAGGCACTAGGTTTAAAGTTCAGGGTAAAGAGTTCCGTCTTATAAATGATGACACCGTAGAAGGTGTTGTTGACGATCCAAGGGGGTATACAAGAGCATGAGTACGAACACTGCAGAAAACCTAGAGAATGAAGTAGAAGAGACTACAGAAATCGAGGTTGAGATTGAAGAGACTCCTGTAGAAGAAAAGCAGGAAGTCGAAACAAAAGTTGAAGAGAAAGAGAAAGTGGAAGCGCCTGAACCGGAGGCTGAAGCAGAGAACTCTGACACTGAGATAGATAAGTATAGTGCGGGCGTTCAGAAACGCATTGATCAGTTAACGAAAAAATATCGTGACGAAGAGAAGGCTAGGGAAGAAGCACTACAGCTCCGAGAAGAAGCTGTTAAGTATGCTCAACAGGTTAAAGACGAAAATGAAAAACTTCGTAAGTCTCTAGAAGATAATGAAACTGTATTGATCGATCAGGCTAAAGGTAGGGTTGAAGCTCAGATTGCACAGGCTAACGTTAATTATAAAACAGCGTATGAAGCAGGTGATCCTGATAAGTTGTTAGAGGCGCAGTCAGAACTTACAAGATTACAAAACGAACAATATCGTGTAAGTAACTATGTACCTCCAAAACGAAGCGAGCCTGTTCCAACGGAAGCACCGAAACAGGAAGCGCAGCCAGAACCTGCAAAGCCTCCGCAACGTGCTTTAGACTGGGCGGATAAGAACACTTGGTTTATGGAAGATAAGAGAATGACAGGCTTCGCGTACGGTGTACATGAAGAACTTGTCACAAAAGGTGTTGAACCAAACAGCGAACAGTACTACAATGAGATAGACGCTGCCATGAAGGAAGCGTTTCCAACTAAGTTTGAGGTTGTTGCAGAGGAGTCTGCGCCACCCCAGCCTCAAGCGGGTAACGTGGTTGCCCCGCCGTCTCGTACGTCTAAAAAACCACGAAAGGTGAAGTTAACTCCAACCGCAGCCGCACTCGCCAAACGGCTCGGTCTAACTGCAGAACAGTATGCGGCGCAATTAATGAAGGATAGTTGATATGACTGATAGAACTCCACGCACTACCGAAACTAGAGAAAAGACAGAGCGTAGAAAAGGATGGTCAAGACCATCTGCGTTACCGACCCCCGAACCAAAGGATGGATTACACTTCCGTTGGATTCGCACAGCAACTTTGGGGAACAGTGACAATACTAATGTCTCTACTCGATTCCGTGAGGGCTATACGCCAGTCAAAGCATCAGATTATCGTGATTTAAACATTGTGTCTGACATCGATTCCCGATTCAAAGACAACATTGAGGTAGGTGGTCTGTTATTATGCAGCATACCTGCTGAAATTGCTGAAGAACGTATTCAAGTTCAACTTGAACAGGCTCAACACGCACAGGATGCGGTAGATCGTAATTTTATGAGAGAAAACGATCCTCGTATGCCAGTGTTGAATCCCGAACGTTCCACGCGAACTTCATTTGGGAAGTGACCTTCTTAGGGAGCTTCCTTGGTATTAATTTGGTTAGGAGGAAGAGCAAATGGCTACTACAGCAGCTCCCCAAGGCCTGAAGCCGGTAAAACGTGCTGATGGCATGCCCTATGCAGGGGCAACTACTGAATACCTGATCGATCCCGCTGGCGAGGCGACCAATATCTTTAACGGTCAAGTTGTCATAATTGGGACGGATGGGTATATTGCGCTTTGCACCACTTCAGGTGGTGACGCAGGAGCCAACAATCTAGGCGGTAATGGCATTGGTGCTATTGGTGTTTTCGTTGGTTGTGAGTATACAAATGATCAAGGTCAAACTGTACACTCAAATTATTATCCATCAGGTAAGCTAAATGGAAAAGCTTACGTTGTGGATGACCCAAATGTATTATTTCAAGCACAAGCAGACGCGACTATGACCCAGTCTGACCTAGGCATGTGTACTACATTCGCAGCAGTGCAATCCTCTTCTACAGGTAGCACCGCGACTGGAAACTCTAATACGGCACTAGATGCAGACGCAACTTCAGCTACAAAAGCTTTCAAAGTTGTAGGCTTCGTATCACCGCCAACTGATGGGTTCCCGGATATTTTAGTAAAATTTGCCCCTAGTTATCATTCGATGACTGTGGACAAAGGTCAAGCATAGGAGACTGACTAATGGCTATTTCACGCGCACAGCTCCTTAAAGAGCTACTTCCCGGCCTAAACGCATTGTACGGTTTGGAATACGACAAATACGAAAACGAACACACTGAAATTTACGAGACAGAAACTTCAGACAGAAGCTTTGAAGAAGAAGTCAAGTTAAGTGGTTTTGGTGCGGCTCCTGTGAAAGCAGAAGGTGCAGCAATTTCGTATGATAACGCACAAGAGCATTATACTGCTCGATACAACCATGAGACCGTTGCAATGGGTTTCTCTATCACTGAAGAAGCGATGGAAGACAACTTGTACGATTCATTGTCTGCTCGATATACAAAAGCACTAGCTCGCGCTATGGCTTACACCAAGCAGACTAAGGCTGCAGCTTTGTTAAACACTGGTTTTTCAAGCTTCAACTCAGGTGATGGCGTTACATTGTTTAGCACTGCACACCCATCTGTTGGTGGTAGTACAAACGCTAACAAGCTCGCAGTTAATGCAGACTTGAACGAAACCTCACTAGAGCAGTCAGTTATTGATATCGCAGCGTTCACAGACGAACGTGGCCTATTAATCGCGGCTCGCCCTCGTAAGCTAATCGTTCCACCTGCGTTGATGTTCGTGGCAACAAGACTGCTACAGACAGAGCTTCGCACTGGTACAGCGGATAATGATACAAACGCATTGCGTTCAAATGGATCAATCCCTGAAGGCTACCGTGTGAATCATTACCTAACGGATACAGACGCGTTCTTTATCACCACAGACATTCCAAACGGAATGAAGCACTTCGTGCGTACTCCAATGGCTACGGCTATGGACGGTGATTTTGATACAGGTAACGTTCGCTACAAAGCTCGTGAGCGTTATTCTTTTGGTGTATCTGATCCACTAGGAATGTTCGGTTCACCGGGCGCATAACTTTTGATATAGGAGAATTACCTCTCCCGAACTGGGGCAGCGCAAGTTGCCCCTTTCTTTTAAAGGGATAAAATAATGTCAAATGAGCTAGAGAATTTTGCGTTTGCTTTTCGAGAGAAATCAAGAGTATTTGGGTATGTACCCGATAGTATTGTTTGCACATATAAAGTTAGTGAAACAACAGCGGTTGTTTGGTATCGATCTAATCAGTTTCAAGTTGAGATGTTTGTTGTCCCTCCTAATTTTATTATTCCTGAACATACACATCCTAATGTAGAAAGCTACGAGATGTATTTAGGTGGAGATATAGCGTTTTCTCATAGTGGATATTGGGTTACAGAAAATGATCTAATTAAGTTTCCCAATTCTAACGATAAAAAGGGCGCACTAATTAAAGTTAGAACAAATGATAGTCATGGTGGGGTGTTTGGGCCTAGCGGTGGGGTATTCATGTCCATTCAACACTGGCTTAATGGAGTTAAACCTCATTCTGTAGCTTTGGATTATGATGGGGTTGTTGCGGATAGCAATCATTTACGAGATGTTAAGCACGGAGAAGCAAAGGAAAAAGCTGATCTAACTTGGAAAGATGCGGCCTCATTAGCGGATTCTCCTCCTGTATTTCCAGTTCAGGCGTCTGAAGTTCCCTCTTTCTTTTTGTAAAATGTGTGTTATGGTATTTGCAGGGGCAACATTAGCCTTGCAGACAGGACACTCCCCGACCTGACGTTGCACAGACTGCTAGGCAAAACCTTGTGCAAAGGGTATATATTATGGCATCAACTACATTTTCAGGCCCAGTTACAGCCACTTCTGGCTTTGTGGGCGACATTAAGGTTCCAACATACACCGTAGCATCAGCACCATCCGCTGCCACAGCAGGTGCAGGTACGCTCGTATTTGTTTCAAACGGTGCGGCAGGTTCCGCTATTTTGGCTTTCTCTGACGGAACAAACTGGAAGCGTTCTGACACAGGCGGCACAATCGCGTCATCATAAGGGGGGTGAATCATGAGATTTGCACCACCAAGTGCTGAAGAACTAGCGGCTCGTGGGTTAGATCCAGATGGAAACCCACTAAAAGTATGGACTAACAAAGTTCGCGCAAGAAACAGCGATGGAACGCTTAAAGCAGATGATCCTTCCACACCTGATGTAAATGAGGCATGGGAAGAAGCACCTGTTAAAAAGCGTGGTCGCCCTAAAAAAGAAGGGTAAGCTATGTCTAGTGATGTAAAGGCAAAGCGTGTCACAGGAACAGGCTCACTCGCAGTTGGCCCTGCTCGCATACGGCAGATACATGTTTTATCAGGATCGGGTACACCTCGATTAACTATCTCAGACGGCAACGGTGGGGCTACAGTTCTAGATTTAGATCTAAAAGCCTCTGACGTTCATGCTGTCAATATCCCAGATGATGGGATTAGAGTTAGTGATATTCATGTAGCTACCGCTACGGCACTAACGGCTATAACAGTATTTTTTAATTAATGTTATGGCTGCTCGCAAAGGAACTATGAAGGGTCACTCCATCAAGGGGGGGCATAAACGCCCCACCAAAAAAGGTGCGGGTATGACTTCTAAAGGTGTAGCTAAGTACCGTAGGGATAACCCCGGTTCTAAGCTTAAAACCGCTGTGACTGGTAAAGTTAAAAAAGGTAGTAAGGCTGCAAAACGCCGTAAGTCTTATTGCGCCAGATCTGCAGGTCAGATGAAGCAGTTTCCAAAAGCAGCAAAAGATCCAAACAGTCGCCTAAGACAGGCTAGAAAAAGATGGAAATGTTAATGAAAGCGCAAGACGTATTAACGATCATGGAAAAGCATGAAAAAGAGTCAGACAGACGTTTTGAGCGTATTGAAAAACAGCTTGAACGTCTTGATATGCGGTTGTGGGGCATTGCCGTCTTAATCATTGCTGCGGCTGTAGCAGGAAGGTTTTTATAATGGCTAAAGCAACCCCAACGAACTCTGCTTTATGGTCTAGAGCAAAATCAGCGGCTAGAAAAAAATTCAAGGTATATCCTAGCGCATATGCAAATGCTTGGGCTTCTAAATGGTACAAGTCTAAAGGTGGAGGTTGGAAAGGCGGCAACAATAAGGTAGCTAAACGTGGCAAAAAAACCTAGTAAAAAAAGTGGTCTTGGTAAATGGTTTGCCGAAGATTGGCGAGATGTAAAGACAGGTAAGAAATGTGGTCGAAGTGGAAAGAAAGACAAACGGCGTTCCTACCCTGCATGTCGGCCTAAAGCTGTAGCCTCTAAAATAACTAAATCAGAGGCCAAAAAGAAGACTGGACCCAAAAGAGTTAAGTGGTCAACCACTGCTAGTGGTAGAAAAAGGAAATAATAGATGGCAGTAGTTACACCAGATTTACCTGACATATTCGAGGAAGCCTACGAACGTGCAGGGATAGAACTAAACACAGGTTACGATCTTCGAACCGCGAGGCGTAGCCTTAATATTATGTTGCTTGAGTGGCAGAATAGAGGACTTAATCTATTCACTATAGACGAAGGGACTCTAGCTGTAGCTGCGGGTACAGTAACGTACACCATGCCTGTAGATACTATAGATGTAATAGAACATCATATACGGACTGGTACTGGTGCTAGTCAGGTAGATACAGCCCTAGAACGCATATCTGTGTCTAACTATGCGGCTCAATCCAATAAGAATACCACAGGTAAGCCCACTCAGATATATGTACAAAGACTAGCTACAGAAACAAAGGTGACGTTGTGGCCTGTGCCTGACGCTCCGTATACGTTAGCGTATTATAGATTAAAAGGTATAGATGGGCTGTCTTCAGGTGTTGGGACAACAGCGGCTGTACCTCCACGGTTTATACCATGCCTTGTTGCGGGTCTTGCATATCAAATAGCTATGAAGAAACCAGAAGCAATAGCCAGAGTTGTTCCCTTAAAGCAAGAGTATGAGTATCAGTTCGAACTTGCAGCGGGTGAAGATTCGGAAACAGCATCTATAAGGTTTGTACCGCATAATACATTTATATTGGGTGGTGGATGAGGACTGCTAGTAACAAATATTCTTTTGGTTTCTGTGACAGAACTGGCTTCAGGTATCCACTGAACGAGCTTGTTGACGAGTATAAGAATGGTGTGAAGACAGGTCTACGTGTGGGTAGAGACGTGGCTGATGATGATCACCCACAAAATTTTCTTGGTAGGATAAGAATATTTGACCCACAGAGTTTGGCAAACGCCAGACCAGACACCGCCTTAGAAGCGAGTAGACAGCTATTTGGATTTGGTCCTGTTTGGAACCCTGCTCAATTTATGACTGGATCTGTAGGTAGGGTTGTCGTAAGCTTTGACGAAGGCGTAGTAAATGCTACGGGCGTATCTGGCACAACTGCTGTTGGCGCAGCAGCAGCTCTTACATTTACCGCAAGCGCTACGGCTCCAAGTACCGCTGCAGGTGCAGTTGGAACGGTTACAATAACAGGTGATATAGTAGAAACTGTCCCTGCTACTGGCTCTACTGCCTTCGGAAGAGTTGGAATTGCAACCCCATCAGTTAATGTAACGGCAACAGCTATAGTTACAGTTGCCGCCGCAAGTTACGGTAGTGGTAATAAATACTATCTTGATTCTGTAGAAGCGCCTACAATAAATCTTAGTGAAGGAAGCACTTATTTGTTTGATCAGTCAGACTCAAGCAATAGTGGTCACCTATTAAAATTTTCAACAACGTCAAATGGAACTCATGGCAGTGGTGTAGAGTACACAACAGGCGTTACAACTGTAGGAACCCCCGGAAATGCGGGTGCGTATACTCAGATCGTAGTAGCTTCAGGCGCACCAACATTATACTACTATTGTACTAACCACAGTGGTATGGGAGGTCAGGTCAACACACCTTAACGGTAGATTTGGAAATTTAAACATGATAACATTGTTAAAAGGAGATTAGATATGCCTCAAGGAATGGGTACATACGGTTCAAAAGTAGGTAGACCACCTAAGAAAAAAGCTCACGGTGGTAAAGTTGTTAAAAAAGGTAAAGGGAGTAAGATCCTTGGTAGCCTTAGTCCTCTGTACGGAATAGCTACAGGTAAAGGCGCATTTGGCAAATTGGCGAAAGCAGGTCTTAGCCCCGCAGGTATGCTTGCAAAGAAGATGAAGAAAAATAAACAAGCACCAGTCGCTGCTACTGCTAGAGCAATGTCAGGTGGTAGCCTCAAAGCTGTCCCTGCAGGAAACGCAGGACTAGGTAAATTACCAACAGAAGTTCGTAATAACATGGGTTACATGGCCTACGGCGGGAAAGTTAAAAAAATGGGAACGGGTGGTAGTACATGTAAGGGTATGGGCAAAGCTACCAGAGGTGGCAACTTTAGCAGGAATGGGTAGTCATTATGGGTAAGATGAAAGAACTAGACTCAGAACTACAAGATCTACGTGAGGAGTTCTTTGATGGTAAAATGTCAGACTCTATGAGTTTTGATCAATTTTTGTTAAATAAAGGCAAAAGCAACTTGCTCAAACTATCAGGCCGTAAACCAACTAGACTAAAACATGGTGGTAAAGTGTCTCGTGGTATGGGCAAAGCTCGTGGTGGGAAGTATAGGATAAGGTAAATCACATGAACTATACAGAGTTAACACAGGCTATACAGGACTACACAGAGAATACAGAGACTTCTTTTGTGGGTAACATCCCTACGTTTGTTAGACAGGCAGAGGAGAAGATACTCCGTCAGGTTCTTATTCCAGAGCTTCGAAAGGCCGCTACTGGTAGTACAGTTGCTAACTCTCAATATCTAGCTAGACC